CTGGAAATATATCACCAAAAAGTATTTACGAATCCACTTGACAATAGTTCCTTTTATAAATATAGTATATACAGAAATGGAAAAATTGAACTATGTTAACATTCAAAGAATTCTTATTAGAAGATAAGGGTGGTAAAAATTTACACCTTGAACATATAGAAGATGAGATACTTAATTATGGTATCACTGGTGGTCGTGCTTCTATAAACTTCATTCAATCATTAAGAGATATGCTTGCTGGCACATCATCTGGTTCTGTCAATATGACAGTTAAATGGGATGGTGCACCTGCAATCTTTGCTGGCATAGACCCATCAGATGGTCAATTTTTCGTTGCTAAAAAATCAGTATTTAATGTAAATCCAAAACTTTATAAAAAAGAATCTGAGATAGATGTATCGGGTTCTTTGAAAGAGAAGTTTGCGATTGCATTACAAGAATTTAAAAAACTTGGAATCAAAGGTGTAATACAAGGTGATTTAATGTTTACATCTGGTGATTTGAAAAAGGAGAAAATAGATGAACAAGACTTTATTTCTTTTCAGCCTAATACTATCGTGTATGCTGCACCTGTGGGTTCTGAACTTGCTAGACAATTCACTCAAGCAAAAATTGGAGTTGTATGGCACACAACCTATTCAGGTGAAAACCTGGCAGATATGAAAGCATCCTTTGGTGTTGATATAAAAGGATTAAAAAAGATAAGTAGTGTATGGATGGATGATGCTACTTATAAAGATGTATCTGGTAGAGCAAAGTTCACTAAATCAGAAACAGAAAAAATAACTTCTGTATTATCTGAGGCCGGTAGTATTTTCAGAAGAATCAATTCTTCATTATTAGAAAAATTTATAAGACTACAAAATTCATTCACAGGTAACTTGGCTGGAGCAAGTCTAAAAACTTACAATAATAT